ATCTCCTGCAGGTATAGGAGTTATAATTATATCTTCTTCCCCTAGTTCTAGTCCTAACTCATTATAGCCAATATATTTATCACCTCTTTGAACGGTCATTTTTACACCATTTTCTGTGCAGTCTACTAAGTATTTCCTAAGACCACCTTTCATAGTGTCTATTGCATGTACAGCTTCTTGAAGTGTTTTTACATTCAATCTGTGTACTTCTCCGAATAGTTCTCCCATTCTTCCTTTAAATATTATATTTCTTGTCATGGTTGTAAAATTGTGTACTCCTTGTCTGGATAGGAAACGATTAAATAAGGAATTCCTACCTCACGACATTGTATTATGTCTGCTTCGCTTGGCTGACAATCTTGCCCATAGTGACTATGGACTACATATTTTATTTTTGAAATGAGTTGATATTTCACGAAAGTTTTTGCGTCCATCATAAACTCATTTTTATTTGTGGAGATGTTTTCAAGAGGAATATATTTTTCATTATTATTATCCTCAATAACAAGTCCACAACATTCTCTCGGGGCTTCTTGTTCAGCATGTTTAAAAATATCCTGCATCATGAGAAGGCCTTCGATGCAGGGAAACCGCCAAAAGGCAAATCTACTTCTGTTGTAGGTTTTGCTTGTGGGTTTGAACTTGCTGTACCAGAGTTAATTGGTTGAAAACCAAATCGTGCTTTACAACCATTAAGTCGTTTACTACAGCCATCTCCTTTTTCCCAAGTACCTGATAAATATTCAGGTGGTGAACTTTTACTAGCTTTTTTTGCTTTCCACAGTAAAGTTTTTCCGTTAGTATGTGAAGTAGCAACATTATCTGTAAAAAGAACATAATCATTTTGTCTATCATCAGAAAATGTAAAATACTCTGTTCCGTGTGAATAAGTACTATATATTCTTACTCGGTTAAAATTAATATTAGTATCACTTGGAGTTCCTGGAGAACTATTATCTTTTACAGCTTGCCAATACTGTTCTTTATTACTAATTACTGAAGTAGTACCGTCAGCAGCATATCTTGTGACTGCTGCTGTTGTTTTATAGTAAGTATTTTTTGTTACTGTACCACTACTGTAAGTTGTAAAAGATGTAGTGCTTGGTACTACATATTCATCATCTATATTAACATAAACTGTATACTCTGTTCCATCAAGGTCTAGTCCATGTGTTAATTTATGTTTGCCTTCTAAATGCCAAGTACAGCCGCTTTGTGCTTTTTCATGTACATCTAAATGGTCTCCTGCTCCTTGATAAATAAAAGGGCATCTATCAGGTAATACATTTCTTCCAGGCAATCTTACATTTTGTAAATCAAAAGGAGCAACACATTCAATTACTACATTAGCTTTTGTTCTCGCTTTAATTCTATCCATGGTATAGACTGCTCTTGGATACTCTGTTGGTGGATTTGTCTCTGCTGATTCTCCAACTAAATATTTTTTAAGAGTAGTTCTTCTAATTATTTTTAACCCTAAAAACTTTTGATAATCTATTGTTCCAATCGCATCTGAAAATACCGTTAGTGCATTTGCTATTGTTAATTCTGGTCTTGCTATTGCTCCATCATTTTTTATTTCTACACCTTTAAAATTTACTGGTAAAGCTATGTAAGTTCTTATAGTTCCACCTGCTAGTCCTTTATTATAATCTCTAAACTGAATCTGGCTTAAATCATCGTCTAAGCCTCTATGAAAATATATAAAGTCGCCTTTTGAATATTCTAGTTCAAAGAGTTCGACCAGTTCTGAACCTGGTTCAAGTTTTTGTAAATCTTTGACTAATATTTTTTCTGACATTATGCTTCATACACCCTTGCGAAAGTTGCTGTTAAGCTATAGAAATCATCATATTCCCATGTTTGAGTAAAACTTACTACATATACTTTTACAGTTTCCTCATCTCCACTTTCATTTGTGTCAGGGAAAGTAAAATTAAAAGTAGAGGCTCCTTTTGTGCTTTCAAAGAAACCAACTATATCATCTATTTCTGCTTTTGTTCTAGTATTAAAACTAACTGTAAATTCTTGTTCAAGATTATTTATACCATTTGCTATTCTTTGTTCATACCCATCGCCAAATTTTGCCTGAAATATTATAGGAGTATTACTTCTACCCATACCTTTATCAGGTACTACTGTTCTATTTCCAAAACTTGCTGTTGTGCTAAATCCTATTGCCATTATCCCGCTAATATTCCTCCAGGTCTCATTTGTTTCTCTAGTTCATTTTGAACTGCCATATTAATTACTTTTCCTAATTCTGCTCCACCATCGGTATCTACAGTTGATGTTGTTCCCTCTGCTATATTTACAGTAATATTTGTATTATTAGTAGCCATACTTTGTTTACCTAAATCAACAGGTATACTTCTCCCATTTGGAAGTGGTATCACTGCTTCTCTGCCATGAAGTATTGCACCATAACCTGAACTTGGTCCTTTTGCTATACCACCTTCAGAGTATGAACGACCATGTTTAGACATAATTCCACCTTGTCTACCACCACCGAATCCTGCAAACGCTTTTATAAATCCAATAACTCCCGATGATTTTTCAAATGCCATTTTTGCTTGTTCATAAATTGCAACAGTCATTTGTATTTTTGCAGCTATAGCCATTAGTTTTGCAGTTTTTTGGTCTTCTCCCGCAAGGGCTAACATTCCACCTACTGCTCCTGCAAATTTAGTTGCAAAATTAGCTCCTTCTATAAATTTATCTCCTGGTTTTTTATCTCCGTTTCCATCTCCGTTTCCATCTCCGTCTCCATCTCCGTCACCAGCTCCACCACCGGGTGCTACACCAGAGCCAACACCGGTATTATCAGGTATATTTTTATTATTAATTGGATTATCGCCATTTTCTATGTCTTGTCTTAATTTATCTGCTTTTGTTTCAGCAACTTCTGCTCTACTAATATAATCTTCTTGTAACTTTATTAACTCGTCTAATCTGTCTTTAAGTTCATCTCTATCTAGTTTATTCATTTCGATGTCTTTCATTAAGTCGGCTTTCATTACTTCTATACCTGCTTTTGTATTAACACCAAACGAGCTTTTATAGTTCTGTAGTGGTTCTTTGGCATATACACCACCATCACCTCCAAAATGAGAATAGCTTACATTACCTTCCATTCCAACGCTTTCTAAACGTCTGAATTGTTCTAATTCTAGAATTTGAAGTTCTTGTAAAAGAGCATTTCTAAGACTTCTTCTGTCTTTAATTTTGAAACCGCCTTTTGGACCTATTCCTGCAACCCTATCTCCTTTACGATCCTCAAGCATTTTATCCATCAATTCTTTAGCTCCTGGCATACCATAATTAGTGTCTTGTAGGTCTTTTACGAGTTGTTGTCTTTTTCGTATATTTGCATTATATTCTCCTTGTTCTGAAGGAGATAGTTTTTGTATAAAAAAGTCTCTAACATCAGTAGCATCTGTACCTTCTAAATGTTGGTCAATACCACTCTCAGTACTAAGTAATCTTGCTTCTTTATACTGTGCGTCTATTTTTTTGACTTCAGTATCAAGTGCACCTGCTCTTGCCCTTAAAACCTCAGCTTCAGCGTCCATTACTAATCCCAGAGTTTCTGATAAAGATAAATTTTGTTTTTCCATAACGGAGTTTACTTTTCCAGCATGAGAATCAGTACCATCGTATCCTTTTGCTTTAATTTCTTTTCCTATTGCAGTTGCATGGGCATCTCCGCCCTTTTTAATCGCTTCAAAAACTTCTTGTGCCATAGCACTAGAAGCATCTCTTATTTTTTCCTCTACATCTTTTTGTCCAAAGTTAGGCATTAATTGATCCATAAGTCTTCTTGATACTATATCACCAATTCCGTCTGTTATATTTTTCTTTAAATTTTCCCCTATCTTATCAAAGGCTCCATCTTCTCCTCTAAGTGCTTTACCGATGGCTTGTCCTAAATCAGTTTCTACTCCCTTATATGCTTTATCAAATAACTGAAAAGCAACTCCTGCTCTCATTTCTTCAAATTTAAAAGTTGCTATTAAAACTTCTAGTTGTTCTTTTGAAAGTTCTAAGTTTTGAAGCATTGCTTTTCCTTTTTCACTTTCTAAATCTACTCCTGTAGCTATTAACATTACGCTAACTTTATTTAGGTCGTTTAGCATTTTAGAAACATCTAATCTTTTTTGTTCTATTTTTAACATTTCGCCTTGACGACCTGCACCTGGTACACTTGCACCTAGCTGTGCTATTTTCATCTTTGTTAGTTCTTTAGCATGGGCTAGTTCTTGTTCTAATAAAAAATTGTACATTTGTTGAAGAGCATTATTTTTTTCAAGTTGTGCTGCATACAATTCACTTTGGTCTGTTAACTCTTCTAATGCTGTATTATTGGCAACTAAAATTTCAAGTATATCTTGAAATTCAGTTTTTGGTAATGATTGAACTAGTCTATTTTGTGCTTTTACAAGTTCCCCTTCATTATTTTCTAATAATTTTACAGCACCCATAAGACTTAGTGTCTCTTGTGTAATCTTTTTTATTTTTCCAGAAGTTCCATCAAGAACTTTACCATATCTTGATACTTGATTGGCTGCCTGTTGAAATGCTTCTGCATTCTCTCCTTCTAATAATTCACCTAACATTTTTAAAGTCATAAAGACTTCATTTTGTGCTTCTGCAAATTTTTCAGGAGCTACAGCTCTATCTTCATATAATCTCATTAATCCTCTAAGTCTTTCATCTAAATTTGCACTTGCAAAGGCTTCTCCTGTATGTTTAAATTGTTCCCCTATATCTGTAATAAGACCTCTATTTCTTACCTCTACCATTCTATCTAGTTCTTGGTTGAACATTTTTAAAGAATTGACTTGTTTATCTACTTCTTCTGTGTATGCTTTTTGTCTAGCTAATTCATCTTTACTGAAAAAATTCATTACTGATTTAATTGCTATAAATGCTATTGATAAAACAGAAACAGCTAACATAATTCTAGAGAAAACTGACATCACTGTTCTTAAACCTTTTTCTACAGTATGTGTGAATGATGAAAAACCACTTGACATTTTATTTGTCATTATTTCATAGTCTAATCCCATTTGCTCAAATTGTAAAGCAGCCGTTTTAGACATTTTTCCACCACCTTTTTTCATATCATCTAACAAACTGTTAAAAAGTTTTTTCTGCTTATCAGTCATATTTTTAAAGGCTCCAACATTTCTCTTAAGCTGAGATTTTAAATTACCAATTTGTTGTCCACTTAAATTTTTACCAGCTCTTAAATCTTCTCCAACTTGTCCCCCAATCTCTAAACCTGCTTGACCAGCTGCTGATGCAAAGTTTTGTTGAGAAATAGGAGTAGATGCAAGAGCTAATTTTTTCTGTCTTAATATCTCATATCTAGCGTCTAATTCTTCTAACTGTGCTTTATGTGCTGCTGTTTGCATATCGTTTGCTTGTTGTAAAGAGTGTACACTCGGTATAACTGAGTTTATTATTCCTGCACCAAACCCAATAATTGCAACTGTTATAACATCAATATTTTCTTTTGCAAAAGTAGCTATTCCTTCAGCAAAAGGAGCTAGGAATAGTTTTATTTGGTCAATAACTTCTTCGAAAGCAACTCCTAACTGTGCTATAGAGTTAGCGGTTGGATCCATTATAGCATTGATTTTACCAAACTTTCTTTCTGCTTGGTCTAGCACTTCATTAACTACTGCTTGTGATTTTTGATAAATAGATAATTGGTTTTTATTTAGACCGAGAGACGCTGCATATTTTGTCGTTGCCTCTTCTAGTCTTAATACGATACCAAGTTCGTCCAAGAGTTCCGGTTCTGCTTTGGTAACACCTCTTACCAATCTGTTAAATGAATCCGTGACATCTCTACCTAATGCGATAGATACTTTAAAGGCTGCCTCTGATAGTTCGTTTAATTGTCCTGCAGATAGTCCTGCTGCTCTACCGATAGCTCCAGCTTGTGCGGCATCACGGAAATTAATCATTCCTCTTGTAGCTAGTTGTAAATCTTTTGCTAAACTTTTATAAGCAACACCTGTGGCTGCTGCAAAAGCTAATTGTCCTTGAGTTAATACACGAAAGTCTGCTGCGTCTTTCAAGAAACGAAAGACGGCGTCAACAGCAAATAAGTTAGCTGCTAAAGTAGCATAAGCTGGTACTAAACCACCAGTTATACCTTGGGATAATTTTGAGAAGTTTTTAGTTGAATTAGATGACATCTTAGAAGCACCTTTCATTGCTCTATCAGAGCTTTGTGCGTTCTTATCTAATGTATTAAATCCTTTGGAGGTTTTGTCCAGCTCTTTGTTGAGCTGCTTCATATTACCCTTGCCGTCTACGACAACGGTACCACCATCAATCTTTTTCGCCATTTACTTTCCTTTATTTTTCATCTGTCTACTAGATGCCTTTTGTCTCGCTGAGACTCTTTTATTTATTGAGTTTGAATTTCTATCATCTATCGCTTTTAAAAAGTAAACAGTAGTGCGCTTGTCATCAACTTCGAAAACATCTAGTAATGTTCCTAATGCAGACCAGTCTTTCCCTAAAAACATTCCACTCATGCCGTCCCAACGGTCTGGTAAACACGAATGAACTAAAAATGCCTGTTGAACTTCTGTCGGAAAATCCGACATATCAGGTGGCATTTTATCAGGGTCAGGCTCTTCTCCTAACTGTTCACATATCGCTAGATATTTTCCTAAATCTATAGTTTCTTCGAATCGTCTATCTAAAAGAGCAAGTATTAATTCTACTTGCTCTTCGTAAAATTTTCTAAGTCGCCAACAGTTTCAGAAACCCAGTTATCGAAATCTCCTGCATTCTTCATAAGAAGTTCTGCATTTTCTAATGTGTAAGGGAGTTCGTCCTCTAGGTCTACGCTGCTAGTATCTACTAATAGAAGCTCTTCTAAGTACTTATACTTTAGTCCTTTCCAGCCTTTAATAATTGCTTTACAGTATTCTACTAAGAATTTATCATTATCAAGCTGTTCTTCGTATGCCCTAGTTTTCTTATTTAAAACTTGTTTTACACTTCTGTTTCTAAGTTTAAGTAACTCTTCTCTTGCAAGATAAGTTAGTTTAACTTCAAAGCCTTCAAAACCAGGCATTTCCATAGAAACAGTTTTACTTGGAGTTAATAAACTCTTAAGTGATACTGGTTGTTTCTTTTCTTCTGTCATTCTTTATCCTTAAAAAAGGGAGGGATTTCGCCCTCCCAGGGTTAATATTTTTATATCTTATTAAGCTGGTGCTGTGTAAGATATTTTTACTTCGTTTGTTGCACTTGTTGCAGTACCTGAAGATAAGTCTGATGGTAATGCATGGAAGTTTACGTCCACGGATATTACATCTTCAATACTGTGAGTTGGCAACTCGAGGTGACATTTGTCTAAGTCAAATGTAACTTTAGGTGTACTGCTTGAGCCACCCATTGCAAATGATAAATCAAATGCATTTGTAATCACACCTCTTGATTCTTGTAGGTCTTCAAATAATTGTAGTGAGCCTTCACTTGTATCATTTAAATAACAGGTAAAGTTACCTGATACTGACCTAGTTCCCATTACATGTCCTAATGGTAGGTTAACTGAACCTAGTGTTTCTGGTGTTAAGTAAGTAAGATTATTTTCTATTGTAATATTACCACCTGTTAATGTAACACTATAAGTTGTGTCACTTGAACCCAGTAATCCTTTTGTTCCAGTTGTTTCTGAAGCGTCATATGAAATAACTAAATCTGTTAATTTATTTCTGATATAGTTATTAGTTGCACTGATACCTTCATTAATTAAACCTTTAGTTGTTTCTGCAGCTTGACCTGTTGAGCCATCTGCTAGGTTTGCTGATGATGTTCCAGTGTTAATTGCAACTGCTTCTTCAATTGTTT